GCCTCGCTCTCTGCTGAGGCTCCTTTTTGGAGTTGTTGAATGTATTTAACATTATTACCGTAGGTTTCAATTCCTACTAGCTTCTCTTTTACTGAACCAAGTGCCATAGCAACAGAGTATAAATACTCACGTTCCTTATTGCAATGTGGCTCTGACTTTAACCAAGTAACAAAAAGATCAGATAAGATCTCACTGTAAGCTTCATTAAAGAATTGTTCTCGTTCACGTTGAACGAATTGGGCTTGCCCTAAAGCAACTTGTGCATCACGGAATGGTTCTACTTTGTATTCCATTGTTTCGTGATTCATCTTAGGTTTAATCTTCTTCTCTAAACCATTTCGATATTTGTCCATTTGTTTTCTCTTAAAAGAACCCGACTTGTCTAGTATCGGCGACAGAGGTCGGATTATATTTACATCATTTGATCAGGCATGGCAGCAGCTGGACCTTGTGAAGGTGCTACTTCAACCCCATTAGCGGGTCTAGAAGCATCATTAGCAATGTCTGACTGAATAGCTTTAGTAGCAATACTTAGTAAATCATTGATATCAGGTTTACTTGGTAATGCTACACCTTCTTTGGCTGCATCGATATACAACTTAGCCCATTCTTGATTAGATTTATCTAATGCAACCATTAATTGCTTAATGTTATCTTGCATTGAATTCTTAGACTGAACGTTTGTCAAGTCAACAGTAGCTTGTTGTTGAGCAATATTTAGTTGCTTAACTTGTTCTTCAAGCTGTCTTAACTTGTCAGCAGCCTTCATTTCATTGTCTTTAGATGCCTGAGCTTTCTTCTTGAAGTCGTCAGAAGTATAGTCTTCTAAGTAGTCAAGGGGATCTAAGTCCATTGCTTCGATTGTTTTAGCAGCAATTTTTGCAGCAGCATCAGGAGCAATAACACCACCAGCCCCGGCAGCTTGTAGTGCGGGTAGTAGTTGTTGACCAACCATAGTCATCTTTTTAACAATGTTACTATTACTATTTTCACCCACATCAGCATCAATCTGAAGTAGCATGTTGGAAGGCAACATTGAAGGATCAATAGATCTGTAGACTTCGTTCTGATCAAAGTAATCAACTGTTTGACCACGCATCTTTTCACGGATTGTCTTATAGACACCCTCAACAAGACGCTTAATACCAGTCTCAACGAATCTACGTGCCATGTACTGAATACGTACTTGAGCAGCAGTCATTGCTCTCTGCATCTTTTCTTCGGAGTTACCTGAAACATATAGTGTGTCATTTAACCCTTGAGCAGCTTTGGATAACCCCGTAGCTTGCTCTTTGTGCAACTGTAACATCTCTAACAACGGTACCGTACCTGTACTGATTGTATCAGGAGTCATTGATGAAACAGCAGTTTGAGGATTACCGTTTGTGGCGATAATTTGTTTAGGCTTCATGTTTTGAAGAGCACTAAAGTCAACTACATTAGGATCAGCAAGCTTAGGTGAATAGTTAGTTAGGTATACGTTCTCTACGAAACCTCTTAAAATAGCTGTAGTAGCTAATGTAGAAGGACGAATCATATCGGCAACAGATAACCCAAAGAATTCGTGAGGAACCTCGAATGGGCATAATGAAGCTAAGGGAACTGTATCACAATCTTCTTCGTGTAAGATGTGGTTACCTGCAACAATTAAGTGTTTTAATTCGGCAATACCGTCACCATCACGGTCTGCTCTTAGCCAGCACTCGATAACAGTGATCTGTCTATTCGCTTCAACAGGGAATAGCTCTCGGGAATTTCCACCTAGCCAGTACTCTTCACCAACTAAACGCTTACGAGCAGCTTGCTCTTCTGTGTACTTGGTAGCCCAATCAGCACTACCATCACCAATAGCGTCCCAGTCAATATTCTCTGCAATCTGGGGAAAATTCTTTCTGATCTCTGAACGAGTCATATCTACCTGAATACCAACGAAGATAGCGTCATCTAAGTTGTGTGCATCCCGTGTAATACGGAAAGCTTCAGGGTGAATGTTTCTTAATTCAACTCTTGTCTTATTGTGTTTACGTTTTAAACGTACATTTGTATACACCATCGTGTACACTGCTCTACCGTCTTCATCAGTATCTAACTTTTGATCGTATTCGAGTTGACCAACAACCTCAATATCATCATCAGCAAGTAATGTGTCTAAGTTATCCTGAGAAATTTCATCGTACTCTTCATATGAATAATCATAATCTTCAATGAATTCCCATCTAACAATAGAATTTTTCCATAGTAAAGCGGCTTTAACCCATGTGTTGAGCACTTGCCAACCGGGGTTCTTTTTAAAGATCTCATAGTTCACCAAGTCAGAAGCTACTTTAGCATCATGAAAAGCTTTTGGTGAGTTATTATAAGGTGTAAACCTTGCAATCTTATTGTTGTTAAAGAGTAGTTCAGCAATAATAGCTGAGTAACCTTCTACAGCCTCTACAGTATCAGAGGAAACAATCTGAGAAACACCTTGTGGTTTTAGGTGCATGTCTGGCATCATGCCATACTCAAATGTAGCCTTCTGTCTTTCTCGGGCCATATCAGAACTATTTAAGAAGTCACCAACAGAGTTCATCACTCCTGTTTCGACCATATTAATTAGTTCTTCATCTGTAACTTTTTCTTTGTATCCTTGTGATACTTGCGATACGCTAGTTGCCATTATAAACCTTTCTTGGTTTCAATCAATCAATCAAGGCTATAACAGCCTGTAGTTCTTCCGGATATCCCACTTGCCGGTCGCCCCAAGCGGACACAAAGGGAGTTAGGTATTACCTCTAATAGGTAGTGTTCGTCCTGACTTTTCTCCAATCTTTTCTTTTGGATTAAGTAGTTTATTTTGTTGTTGTGGTTTAAGAAGTTTCTTAAAAGAATCTTTTTCCTCACCACGTAAGGGTGTATTCATTACAGCCATGTAGACTCCGTTTGTTGGAATGATCCCATTCTCTGTGTGAAGGGTACATTATTAGTTGTTAGTTTATCGCCGTGAGTTCTGATTACTTCAAGAACAATAGCCAAAGCAATTACTGTATCATCATTGTGACCGACAATAGCATTTGTTCTGCCATTGTCATCTGCAACATAATTCATCAATTCACCAATAATAGTTCTTGATGGAATCCATACTTCATCATTCTCGATAGCACTCTTTAAGAATCCGATAATAGCTGGCTTAGATGCAGAAGTTGTTCTCCATCCTACTCGACTACCTTCTTCTTTAGATACATTAGCAATCTTTGTTTGATAGTACAAATTAACATAGTTCATCTGGGTTAATCGGTTGAGTGTAGCAATACCCATAGAATTAGACTCAACAGCAAGGAGAGCATTGTTATAGTATCGTCCAAGGTAAAATAGTACATCCCCAAACTTAGATGGATCAATGGTATTGTTACGGTATACAGCGCAAATCTCCTTGTCTTTGTTCATCACAACAGCAGAGGAATAATCTTTGCCTACGCCTAAAGCTACGTCTCCTGCAATAGCAAAAGAATTTTCAAAGGTAGGATACTTATAAATCTCGATGGAACCTCTTTGGGTATCTTCCATCATTTGGGACTCAAAGTTAAATTCCATTTGTTTGAGAATAGGCTGTGGTACCAGACTCATTAACTTTTCAATATTAAATACGTTTGCGCCTGATACAACAAATGCTTCATCAGGAGTAGCAGGGTACTCTTGTCGGAACTTATCTACACCGCCCTCGGCAATCTTTAACCTTCTCCAGTATAACTGGTCGTTGTCAAGATTAAACCGGGTAACCAGTACTTCTTCTTCATCTGTTCTTTCAAAAGATTCAGGAGCATCCCTACGGTACTCAGGCATAAGAAACCATGGTACGAAGATAGCAATATACTCGTTCTCTCCGGCCACGGCACCCTTCCATAATCTATGGAACTCGTTACCTACACCATTGGCAGTACTCTCAAGAATAACTTCGGTACCCTTTGCCTGTGAGATACCCTGAAACATACCAGCCAAAATCTTGGCATCATGCGTCCAGAAGGCTACCTCAGACAAGTGAGCAATAGTGGGTGTTGTACCTCTACCAGCCTCGGGAGAACCCGCTGTATATAGTCTATAACCGGAATCATTATGTTCAAACATAATTTCTTTGGCATTCGACTTTTTAAACTTAGGTCTAAAGTCATCAGACATGTTCGAGATAGTATTCCTACTCATTGAAAACAAAGAGTCAGAAGTAGCTGTATCATGAGCCATAACTACCGACTTGTTGTAAGCATTAAAGTAAGACTTCCAGAATACTCTGCCAGTAGCAAAGGTACTTAAGCCCATTTGTCGGGCCTTAAGAATAATCGCTCTTACTCTACCAGTAGTCTTTAACTGTTCTTCAATCTTTGCATTAACAATTCTCTG